ATTCCTATAAATCCATCAGGCATCATTCTAAATGGAAACACTAATGGAAACTTATCCCAGTACGGTAAAGTATCTTTATGTTTAGCATCATAATAGTACATATACAACTCACCAGGAACAGGATGTGATACTGTAGTACTAGTCAATTTGCCTGCTCTAACCGATGCTAATCTTTTTGCTTCTGAATTGAACCATGATTTTGAATTCTTAATGATATCCTTCAATTCATAATTAGAAGCATCAACCACTTGTTTTTGAATGGATTTCTTAGGAAGCGATTGAGTCTTAACATTGATCTTGTCCCATATCTTACCAGGCATCTTTATAGAACCAGATTCCATCTTGACGTATGCTGCTTCAGAAACACCAGCATACTCTGCAGCTTGCTTAGTAGTCAATCCATGTAGTTTACGTAGGTCTTTAAGTTGTTGGATTGATGGACTTTCTGTTGGTTCTTGCTGTATCATAAAGGTTCCTTAATTATTCACTCATTCTATTTATATCAAAAAAGATGTTTTTCAGTTAATACTATAAATTCCCATCCCCTATCAGTTGCCCATCTATTAGCGGCTTCCCATTTTGCTTGATTAACCATAAAAGTAGCACATTCTGTCAAGTATCGTTTAGTCTGTCTTGATGGTGCTTTTGGTGGTCTACATTGAGCATCAGGTTTGATTTCTACCAAATATGTTTTGATTTCACCTTTGGAATTCTTAACCTTTATTTTGAAATCCAAGAAGTATCTGTGTGGTTTGTTATCGACTGGAGAACGATAAGGAACAATAGTTTCTTCTGAAGACCATTTGATAACATTAGAGTTACCATCGACCCAATTCATGAATTTCAATTCCCAACTTGATCTATAGAAAATTTGGCTAACATTACCTTCATATTTCTCTGGATGCTTAGGTTTCCAATTACCTTGGTGATATTTTTGTTTCTTCATAATTCCTATTTATTATATAAATAATACTAATTATGTATTACTACGAGAATACCAATGGCAAAAAGAACCGCATTTCAAAAACAAGATTTTACGAGTACTTACAAATCTAATGAATATAGTTACCCATCTGATTTAGTTAATAGTGCTGAATATGGTGGCAACTTTGTTGTGTTCTATATTAATGTACAATCACAATCAAAATTAAGACCATCAGACCAAGTAGTATTGGGTGCCATTACTGGACTCAATAATAATATGGGTAAGATATCTACAACTACTGCTGAGATAGTTCAAGGAACGAAAGGAGCTATTGCTGGTGGAGCAGTATCTGCTGTTACTGGATTGATTACGGGCAGTGGAAATGCTGGTACTAAGTCATTTGGAGATTCACTTGGTGCTGCGGGTAAAGCTCTTGCTGCTCCAGTATTGGGAGCAGTCGCTAAAGCTGGAGCAGTTGGTTTGATTGCTGCTGAAAGCGGCGGATTTTCTCAACCAGTAAAACGATTAAAAACTGCCATTGCTCTTTATATGCCACCGCAAGTGTCAACAACTTATGGCGTGAATTATTCTGAAGCAGAAATGCCAATGTCATTTATGGGATTGCAAGCATTAAGTGATGCAGAAGGTTTAGGAAATACTGTAAATACTGCGGCATCAATTGGAGCAGCATTATCATTGACTGGTTCTTCTGCTGCCGATGCAATGTCTAAATTATCCAAACTAGCAAGCAATCCAACAACTGAAATGATATTCAAATCGGTTGATACTAGAACGATATCATTCAATTATCGGTTTGCTCCTAAATCTGAAAAAGAAGCACAGAATGTATTGAATATTATCCAAGAATTCAAATTTCACATGCACCCAGAATTCAAAGATGCTACTAGCTTTCTATACATTTATCCATCTGAATTTGATATTGTATACTATTCTGGTGGTACTGAGAATGATAATATTCATAGACATACTTCTTGTGTACTAATGAATATGGTAGTAAATTATTCTCCTAATAGTATATTCTCTACCTTTGATAACGGTATGCCTACTCAGATCGAAATTACCTTATCATTCAAAGAATTGGCTAAACTAGATAAACAGAAAATTATGGAAGGAGGATACTAATGTACTTCGATAACTTTGATAAGATATACTACGATTTTGAGATCAATGGTAAGACTCAGAAATCTATCATGACTAATATTATGAAGAATGTTAGAATAAGAAAAGAAGTCTTATCTAATATTACTCTTTACGACCAATACATTATTCGTGATGGTGAGTCTCCAGAATTCATTGCTGAAAAGGTATATGGCAAACCAGAATACCATTGGGCAATTATGTTAGCTAACGATATGTATGACTACTTGAATGATTTTCCACTAGCAGAAAGATCAATGCCTAAAATGATATCAGACAAGTATGGAGAGGATCACGTGTATGATGTTCATCACTATCAAGCCACTGTAGATGGTCAGATATTTATAGTATCTCAGGACCCAGGTGGAGTAAGTCGAAGTACTTATTCTAATATGGCCTGGAATAACGAAGAACCTAATCCATATGTTGTTGCGGTATCTAATTCAGACTACGAGTACTCAGTAAACGAAAGTAAAAGGGTAATCAAGATAATTTCTCCTACAATAATTGAACAAGTGGCAGCAGAATTGAGTAAATTATAATGTCAGAAATTACTACAGATTTACAATATGCTGGCGATGTTAATATCGAATTCATAGAGATTATATCATCAAAACTCAACTCGTTGAATATAAGAAACCAAGTTGTTTCACTTAACATATATGAAGATATATTTTCACCATTTATTACTGGTACTATAGTAGTTAAGGATGCTCTCGATCTTGTTAACTTCTTTCCGTTGGTAGGTGATGAAACTATAAAGATAAAACTATCGACTCCAGGATTTACTGATAAGAAAGGTATCATTGATTTAAACTGTAAAATCTATAAAATGTCTAATCGAGAAATGATTGGTAATCGTGTAGTTGGGTACATGCTTCATTTCATTTCATCTGAAGCCATCATGGATCTGAACTTGAAATTGAGTAAAGCATATACTGGTAATATTAGTGATATTGTAGCATCTATTCTTACCGAATGTAGTATAAGTGATCCAGAAAGATTCCATATAGAACCAACAATCAATGCAGTAACTTATGTTTCTAATTATTGGTCTCCCGTCAAGAATCTAAATTATCTTGCTGAACATGCTATTAGTAATCACAACTCACCAACATTCTTGTTCTTTGAGAATCGAAATGGACTGAACTTTGTTTCATTAGGAGAACTTTATACCTATCCGGTAGTAAGAAACTTCATCTGTAATGATTATTCAAGAGACTATATTCCTGCTTCTAATGGTTCGATAAGAAATATTGAGAAGGATTTCAGTCAGGTTATTGATGTCAATATTCCAGTAGCATTTGATTACATAGATAGAATTACTAATGGAGCATTTGCTTCTACTTTGATTACTCATGATATTACAACCAAGACTTACAATTATGCCGGGTTCGATTTCCTAAAAGATTATGAGGATGACAAGAGGCTTAACAAGTATCCATTGATTAGCAAGAATATCCTACATTCTCCTGCTGCAGCAATTGCTACTATTCACAAAGCTAATGGAGTACTTCCTGGTAATAATGATATTACGAATTCTAAGATATTCCAGAAGAGAAGATCATTGTTGACTTTGGCCGATAGTGCTAAGATTGAAATTACTGTATTGGGTAGAACTGATTATACTGTTGGCCAAAAGATTAACGTATACTTCAATCAAATAAAACCTATCGATAAAGAAGACAAAGATATTGACGACTTGGTATTTTCTGGTGACTATATTATTTCTTCTATTAAGCACTTTATTGATAGAACATCTCACAAGTGCATTTTCGAGCTCATTAAAGACTCGACGATGTGTCAGACAACATAATATGCCAACTTTTATAAATACATATAGTACAAAAAGCTACTCGCGATGTTACAAGCATCCAGTAGCACTAATCATTCTTCAAGACAATTATAGGAATTATCATGACCAGCCAAACTATATATCAGCCAATCGTACCAACTTATCTCTATATCAAACAACATTCTATTACAGGAATGAAATATTTTGGCAAAACTTCAAAAGTCGATCCGTACAAATATAACGGATCCGGCAAATATTGGAAAAGACATATAAAGAAATATGGCAAAGAATATATTGAAACTTTATGGATATCGGAACCATATTTCAATACATCAATATCTGAATTTGCACTTAATTTTTCTATTGAATATAATATAATAGAATCTAAAGAATGGGCAAATCTAAAACTAGAAAATGGATTAGATGGCGGATCATTTGGACCTCTTTCTGAAGAAACTAAAGCAAAAATATCAATGGTAAAGAAAGGAAAGAAACAGCCAAATGTATCTAAAGCAAAGAAAGGAAAGAAAACTGGTCCATGTACAGAAGAACGCAAAGTAAATATATCTAATGCACTAAAAGGTATTCCTAAACCAGAAGGATTTGGTGCTAAAATTTCTGTTGCTCTTATGGGTAAAATACAATCTATTGAATCTAATGCTAAAAGATCTGCTACAATGACTGGTAAGAAAAGAAGTCCTCACTTAGAAGAAACTAAAAATAAAATATCTGCTTCAAAGAAAGGTATTTCTAATGGACCTCGGTCAGAAGAATCAAAAGCAAAACAATCTGCTTCTACTAAAGGAATTCTTAAAATCAAATTCTTATCTATAATTGAGACTAAAAAGACATATGATAAACCTAATTTATCCAAATACTATCCAGAGTTTAAAATGTATTACTAGTTTGATAGTTGTAGATTCTACTAATGTTATTATGGAGGCTAAATGAGCCAAGTTTTTTATACTGGATGTGTTGAATCGAGAGCAGATCCACTTATGCTAGGCAGATGCCAAGTAAGAATTGTTGGATTGCATACTCATGATAAGGTATTGTTGCCAACAAAAGATTTACCATGGGCTCATCCTATGGGACCAATTACTAGTGCGTCGATGAATGGTATTGGTTGGTCACCTACTGGAGTAGTTCAAGGTACTTGGGTTATTATTATATTCCTGGATGAATATCAACAGCAACCAATTATGCTTGGTACTATTGGTGGTATTCCAATGACTCAATCTGCTGCATTAATTGCTGAAGTTACTAATGGTGTTGTATCGACCGACGAAGATGGTGATCTTATTAGTTCTACTGGAGATATCGTTACTGATTTAGTATCTCAGATTGCTGACGAAATCAATGCTGATTCGGGTACTGAACAGAAACGAGGTGACAAATACCAAATAAAAGCTGTTACAGTTCAGACATCTAATGGTCCTGTTACTACTTATAATATTGTTAATATGGAAGATAGTACGATTATTGGCACTGCACTCATAAACGAATACACCAATCTATATGAAGTCACTTTACTGAATCAAGAAAAATATACAGTAGAACAATATACTCCATTTGCATTACCGAAAGAATTTGATACTATAGATTCAATTTCTTCTTATTTCGAAACTAATTTTTAGGATACATTATGGCAGATCCAATAGTAGATGCACCTATACCAGATACTCCGCCACCTGAAGCAAAACTGACTGGACACAAAGCCAAGATTGCTATGAAAGGTATTAAGGCAATCAAAGAACAAATGATTGCTGGAGGATTTACTTCAAAATATGCTCAATGTGCTATGTTGGCTATTGCTGGCGGTGAATCGTCTTGGCAATGTATTGGGGAATTCTGGCCACATAGTAAACAAAAACTACTAAGTGGTACGTTTAGTAATGTATCTGAAGCAGATGCAGAAAAATACAGTAAATTTAGCAAGAAGAATGGAAATACTGCTGTAGAATATTTTGGTTGGTTGTATGGTACTAGAAAACATAAACCAGCATCTGAAGGTAATTACTATGGTCGAGGTTATATCCAACTGACTTTTTCAGATGCTTATAAAGCAATGTCAAAAAGGATAAATGATCCAACAATAGATTTATATGCAAATCCAGAATTACTTGAAGGTGAAAGTGATGAGGCAATTCTTACAAATGCAAAGTATGTTGTAGCATTTTTGAAATGGAAACTAAAGGATTGGAAAACTGTACAACACAATCCTGGATTTATGGATATTGCATTAAGTGCAGTTGGCGGTGATGATAAAAGATGGCCATTAAAGAGAAGATATAATGAATACTTTTTAGGTGGTAAACCTGCTCCTGCTCCGGCATCAGATAAAGATCCAGCTACATCTACTATTCAGAAGACTCCTAAAGAAATTGCTACTGCTCCTCCTCATAAGAAAGAAGCGTACACTGAATCAAGAGAAGAGAATTTTGATAAGAATGGTTTTACCGATCCAGAAGGTAAGTATCCTTTAAGGGATTACATGAATGAGCCAGATACCAATCGTCTTGCTCGTGGAATTCTTAAAGGTACAAATGTAGAATATAAAGACCAGACTAGACATAAATCAATACCAACTCCTAATGGAGGAAGTTACGAACAACCTAGAGCAGGATTTAGTTCTGTCTATCCATACAATAAAGTGTTTGAATCTGAAAGTGGTCATGTTCTTGAATTTGATGATAGTCCTGCTGGTGAGCGAGTAAACTTGTATCATAAGAAAGGTACATTCATTGAAATTGATGCTAATGGTACTCAAGTCAATCATATTATTGGCGATGGGTATTATATCGTAGAACATAATGGTAACATATTTGTTAATGGATGTTGTAATATTACAATCAATGGTAATACCAATCTGTTATGTGGCGGAGATGCTACCGTTGAAGTAAATGGTACTAGTGATATTATTCTTCATAATGATGCTAATATTGGTGTTGCTAAAGACTTGAATATTGCTGTCGGTGGTGACATGAATGTTCTTGTTGAAGGTAACTATAATCTTGAAGTTGGTAAGACATTCAATACTCGTACTGTTGGTACAATGTCTCTCGAATCCAATGATGCATTGAAATTGAAAACTCAAAAGAATATCAGTATGGAAGGTGGAGATACTCAATCTACCGCTGAAACTCTTATGAAACTTTCAGGCGATATTAAAATAGAAACAGATGGTGCTTACCAAATTAAATCCAAATCATTCAAGTTAGATATTGCAGAAGCAATTGAAATCAAATCTAAAACATTACAATCGGATACTAGTGAAACACTTACACTTAATGCTACAGGCAATCTTGTTGGAAAGGGTAAGAAAATTAGTCTAAATGGTAGCGAATCACCAACAGCAATAAAAGCACTTGATAAACTTGGAGAGAAAAAGAAACCAGTTGATTTCAAAGGTGAAGAAATTAAAGACAGAGATGAAGAACATGTCTTGGTAGACACAACACTGAATCCAGCTGGAAACTATAATCCAAATACATTAAACGATTCATTAGTAGATTCTATTCTTAATAACTTGCCTTTATCAGATACACTTAAAGGGATGTTAGGTAGTTCTAAACCAGACATATATGATAAAAAATATGCCGATGCTCCAGTTGAAAATAAAACATCATTGCAAGCTGCTGGTTCTACTAGAAATAGATTGGTACCACCTCCAATAGCAATCTCCAACAGTGCAATCATTGATAATTTACCATCGCCAGATAGAATATCAGAAATGAGATATGATACTGAAGAAGATGCTTCTAGCGTAAAAGGTGCTAAAGCAATTGCTGCTCAAAATAATACAGAAGAAGCAAAGGATGAATTGTCAAATAGACAACCTTCAGTTAATACAATCAATAATGATAGTGGGGCAAGAGAAGATGCACCCGCATTGTCAGGTGGTTCGGATTCATCAAAAGGATTATCTTCTGATAAGAAAGCTGAAATTGATTCTAAAACTGATTTCCCAATGAGTTACCAACTATCCAAACACTTTACTCTTGGAATGCTCATTAAGGATAAGAATGTGCTACGAGATCAGGCACTGCCTGGTGGTAAAAGTGAAAAAGCTGGAACACCTACTCGCATGTACACTAAACAAGAATTGGTTGCTAATTTGGCAGCATTATGTGAAAATGTCCTTGAACCAATATACGATCTATTAGGACCCTGTACTGATATGAGTAGTAATGGCACTTGGAAAATAAATTCCGGTTTGCGTAATCCTGGTAATGTTCCAGGTTCGGGTGATGGTTCAGATCATAACAAAGGTCGTGCATGTGATTTCCAATTGCATCCAAAACGATCTATTACAGAAATGTATACTTTGGTGATGAAACTAGAAAAAATATTACCTTATAATCAATTGATATTTGAATATCAAAATGCTGGTGCTTCTAATTGGATTCATGTTTCATATTCAACCCAAGGTAATCAGAAACGTGCATTTACTATGATTAATAATACTCCAGTAACATCATCTGGTAAACCAGGAACTCAAGTAGGTTTATTTAAGTTCTTTGCAAAGGATTAATTAACAAATGTATTGATAAAACCCATTAGATATATTATATACGATTCTAATGGGTCTTGTCAACATTATTAAGGAAATAATATGGCAAGTAAAGGCGTAGCACGAGGTTCAGGAAAGGATACTGTATCAACTGGTCATCAATGTGATGCTACAACTACCACTGACGTATGTTCTTCATCGGTGTTTGTTAATGGTAAAGGTGTTTGTAGATTAGGTGACGCAATTACAATTCACAATCATAAAGTTGGCAACAGTTGTGTTCCTCATACTGCTAAAATAACTGGAAGTTCTTCTACTGTGTTTGTCGATGGAATTGCTATAGCTAGAGACACCGACAGTGCTGATGCAGGTTCTATATCATCAGGCTCAACAGACGTTTACTCAGGATAATTAAATGAAAAAAACAAGAACATTCTCAGACATAGATTTAAACTTCACACCAGTACCATCTGCTTACGACAGATACGATGTTCCCGTTGATAATACTGGATCGGTAATCATTACTGGAGTTAAGGAATCTCCTATCATTGTTGGAGAATCCACTTTATTCCAATACATGATTAAACCAAATGATAATCTATATGTGGATAGTATTTTCATAGGTAAAATTAAATCTATCGAATCCAATACTCAACTAACTTTATTCAATAACTGTATAACACAATTTCAGATTGATACTTCTTCTGGACACACATTCAAGTATTCTACTCCAGGTGACATTGCTGTACGATTTGATGAGAATGCTATAAAGGCATCAATCAAACATCTTATTCTTACTATGAATCATGAGAGGCCGTTTAATAGTAAGATTGGTTCTCAGGCAAGAGCCATGATGTTTGAACTTGCTACTCCCATGAGTGGTATAATGTTAAAACAGTCTATAATTAATACGATTACTGCATTTGAGCCAAGAGTCGTTCTATTAGAGGTGGTCGTTAATTTCCAACCCGAATCATACAACGTCAATGTTAGCATCTATTTTCAAGTAATAAATACAACAGAACCATTACAAATCGATCTAGTTCTTACTCGAACCAGATAACAGCATAAGGATATGACGTGGCAAACAAACAGATAACCACTCAAGATTTAGATTTTGATAAAATCAAGTCTAATTTAAAGACATTTCTACAAGGTCAAACAGACTTATCAGATTATAATTTTGAAGGTTCTGGTTTATCCTTGTTGTTGGATGTCTTAGCATATAATACTCACTACAACAATCTGTATCTCAACTTAGCAGTCAATGAATCTTTTCTCGATTCTGCTGTTATAAGAAATAGTGTTGTCTCTAAAGCATTTGAACTTGGATACCTTCCAAAATCAGCAACTTCTGCTAAAGCAGTGGTTAATATTACTCTTACTAATGTATCTGGCAATCCTGGCATAGTCTCGATTCCATCACTTACTGCATTCAATACTACAGTTAATGGTTCTAATTTCTCATTCTATAATATGGAACCTAGTGTAGCCACTAGCGTAAATGGAATCTATAAATTTAGTGATCTTGTTATAACTGAAGGGACACCATTAACTCAAACTTATACAGTATCAGATAATACGACTTATACCATTTCTAATACTAATGTGGATATTAGTACAATATCAGTTGACGTTTATGATAGTTTGAATTCTACTACCAAGGTGAAATATACTAGATCAACTGACATATTGAATGTTACTGCTACAGATACAGTATTCTTTCTAAAGGAAATTGAGGGCGGAAAATATGAGGTGCAATTTGGTAATGATAGAATAGGTAAATCTGTATCGCCTGGTAATATCGTAGTTATCAACTACTTCGTATCTAAGAAAGCCGCCGCAAATGGTGCTAGATTATTCACATCACCAAATCTTAGTACTAATGCTACTATTGTTACCTTATATCAATCTCAAGGCGGTTCTGATATGGAATCGATTGATGATATCAAGTTCAATGCACCAAGATTATTCAATTCTACCAATAGAGCAGTAACTGCAGAAGATTATAGATCACTATTGCTTGCCAGATTTCCTAATATTGCCTCTATAAATGTATGGGGCGGAGAAGATAATCTTCCTCCAGTATACGGAAGTGTATTCATATCGATTCTTCCTAAATCAAATTCTACATTAACTTCTACTGAAAAAGACGTTATAGTAAACGATATTCTTAAATCCAGAAAGATGGTAACTATTACACCAAAGTTCGTGGATCCATTCTATTTGAATATTCGATTAACTACGGCAATATACTACGATCCTAATACTACATCAAAAACTGCTAACGAATTGTCTGTTATTGCTACTAATGCTATACTTGATTATAATACAGCAAATCTAAGACAATTTGATTCGGTATTAAGATATTCTAAATTGATTGCTGCAATTGATAATTCAGACAGTGCTATAACAAGTAATATTACTACATTGGTAGTTGATAGAAACTTATCAGTAAAATTCAATGTTAATACTAACTATACATTCCACATTGATAATCCAATTTACAGTGCGGGAGTTCCTGAAGATGCAGTAACTTCAAATGGATTCTATGTATTTGGTGATTCAACAAATATACAGTATCTGAAAGATGATGGATATGGAATTATCCAAAGATACTATATTGATCCAGTATCGTTGAAGCCTGTAGTCACTAATACTAATCAAGGAACAGTCGATTATTCCATTGGAAAAATATCATTGACTAATTTTCACATTACTAGATTAGCCAGTAATTATATGACATTAACCTTCAAATTACAATCCAACGATGTAGTATCGGTTAGGGATCATGTCGTTAATATCGACCCAAGTTTATTGACAGTAACTGCAATACCAGAAAGTGCAAATTCAGGACTAGTTCATACCTTTACTGCAAGTAGATAACTATGACTTATAAAATACCAGCATTATCAGTTGTACTAAATCAGTTCCCTGAGTTTACTCGAGAGGATTATCCTGGTTTTATAA